GCCCGGGGTGTCGAAATTCTGGTCCAGCCGGGCGATGAGGGATTTGAGGGTCATGGCCGGTCCTTCCAGGCGAATGTTTGAAAATCGAACTCGCCGCCATCGAGGCGACCAAGGGCTATGACCCAGGCGAGGCGGTCTTCGGGGGGCAGCGAGAAGGCGATGTCGAACGGCACCCCGTTCCGGCACAGGTAGAGACTGTCGACCAGATCGGGGTGCCGGCTCAGTTTCCCGCGTGGTGTGCCAGGTCGGTTGGGGCTTCTGGGGTGAGCGCTGCGGCGATGGCGGCGATACCGGGATCTCCCAGGCGGGAGATGAGGGATTCGATTTGCGCTTCGTTGCTGGGCGGCGGGACGGGGATGTCGTCGATGGCGGACACCGAGGTGGCGAGAGTGGCCATGCCGAGCCAGAGGTGGTTCTGTGCCAGGGTGGGACCGGCGGCTTTGAATAGGCGGAGTTTGTCGAGTGCGGTGAGGCGGCGCAGCGTGAGCACGCGGCCTTCGGCATCGGTTGTGGTTTGCGGTTGGTTGAGGGATTGGAAGTGGCTGGCAGTCGGTGTTGGCATGGGGCGGCCTTGTGGCTCGGAGGGGCAGGCGGTGATTTTGGATGAGCGGACGTATCTGATCTGGCCGCAGCATGTGCGGGCGTATTTGCGGATCTATGAGGCCGAGGGGATGGCGCTGCAGGTGAGCCATCTCGGCGATCTCGTTGGCTGGTTCACCACCGATAGCGGCGGGAAGGTCAACGAGGTCGTGCATATGTGGCGCTATGCCGACGCTGGAGATCGCGAGCGGCGGCGGGCGGCGATGGAGGCTGATCCGAAGTGGTGGGCGTTTCGGGAAAAGACGTCGGGGTTTGTGATCGAGATGCGGTCTCGGATTTTACGGCCGACGTCTTTTTCGCCGATGCGGTGAGCCGCTTTACGAAACGCGGGTGCGGGTGGAGGCGAAGAAGTCCAGTCGCTGCTTGACGCCCTGATCGCCGCGCCACTGGCCGGCCTGGGTCAGTTTGAAGACCACAGATGAGTATTGGTAGGTGCTGGTGCTGCCGTTTACTTCGGAGATGTACTGATACAGCGTGCCGGTGGGGACTGACTTGCCGTTGTTGAAGGCGGCTTCGGTTTGGGCGATGAAATCATCGACGGCGGAGTTGCCGCGTTCGAGGTCGAACTGGCCTTCCCAGCCTTTCGGCAATTCGGCGGCGACCTGGGTGCCGTCGATGCGATCGATGCGGATCGCTGCTGTGAGCTGGCGACTTTCGAAGCCGGTGACGTGGGTGAGGTCGAGGCGGCCGAAGGGGCCCATGACGACGAGCTGGCAGTCTCGGCCGACGTTGAAGGCGGTGCTGGTCATTGGTTTGGGTCCTTATGCGCTGAGGGCGCCGGGGGTGCCGGGGAGCACCTGGCTTTGCACCTGGACGGTCTGGCCGCCTTCGATGTTGACGATGAACTTCTCGTTGATCGCCTGGTACTGCACCTGGGCGTCGGACTGGACGTAGCCGAGGCCGGTGCGGGTGAGCGGGTTGTTGCTGGTGTCGCAGATGACGCTGAACGGCAACGCGCCGGTGGTGCTGCCGAGCAATCCCTGGCTGAGCATGCCTTGCAGGAAGCTGAGCTGGGTGGAGCGGATGCGGCGGAACAGGGCGGCGTTGACGACCTGGCCGACGTATTGGCCCATGCCGGCCGCCAGTGTGGCCGCGATGTAGTTGGTCATTCGGGTGTAGTTGTCGCCGTTGGTGGCGGCGTTGCTGCTGGAGTTGTGGCCGCCGCGCACGCCCCAGAACGAACCACCGGGCTGCGGGTTGGCGATGACGTCGATGCCGGCTTGCAGGAGGGCGCCGAGGTCAGCGGAGGAATAACAGGTGGCCTGGGCGCTGCCGGGGGTGCCGGATTTCTGCGAGCCGACCACGCTGTAGAGCGGTTTGTTCAGGCTGGACTGTTCCGGCGACAGATTGGCGAGGCGGCCGAGGGCGAAACCCTGGGGGCTGATCAGGCGGATGACGGCGTTGGCCTGGTCGTTCCACCAGATCCAGTCGCCGAACATCAGTTTTGCGCCGTAGCAGTCCAGGCCCGCGTTCGCCTTGGTGGCGACCGCGTTGGCGATGGTGTCGCCGGACGGGGTGACCAGGATCATGTAGATGCCTTCGGAGAGGCCGAAGGCTGCCTGGGTGGTCCATTGCGTGCTGTCGTCGGCGTCTGCCAAAGCGGCGATGGAGCAGCCGAGGCCGCGCAGGGCATACATGCCGGTGCGGGGCAGCGTGTCGACGCCGACGAGGGTGGCGGCGGTGATGCCGGTGGCGCCGTCTGTACCGCCGGATAGCGTGCTGCTGGCTGGGGCCAGTGCCGGGCCGAGGGTGCCGACGGTGGCGGTGACCAGGCGGGATGGGCCGCGCATCGGGCCGATGCCGTTGTTCACGGCGTTCACCATGCCGGCATAGATCTGGGCAGGCGTGCCCTGAAGGTTATCGAACACCTCGGGCTGCAGACCGGGCATGGTGATGATCAGGCGCCAGGAATTGGCGGCCGAACCCGCGGAGATGGTGCCGGCGATCTGGTTGCCGAGGCTGCCGGTGTGCAGGGCGGTCAGCACGAAGGCGAAGCTGGGGGCGGTGACACCGAAGGCCATGGAAGCCGCGGTGTCGGTTCCGTTGCTGACGCGCACGCAGCGGAAGTTGGAGGCGCCTTGCTGGACGGCGGCGGCGATGGCGGTGCCCATGTCGTATTTGCGCGGCGTGACCGGGCCGAAGGCGGTGGCGTAGTCGGCCATCGTTGAGCAGATCACCGGCTGGCCCACCGGGCCCCAGCTTGCGGTGCCAACCAGGCCTGCGACGTTGGTGGGGACGCCGTTGATGATGAGGTTCTGCGGCGGGACGATCTGGACATAGAGATCGGGCACCACGAGGGCGGTGGTGTTGATCTGGCCCTGTTGGACGATTGGCATGGATTAGGCCTCCTGGGCTGCGGATGGCGCCTGGATGCGCACGACTTTGGGTGCGTTCGGCGAGGCGAGGATGGAAGCGATCGTGGTGGGGTCTGCGATATGGTCGCCTTTGGCGTGCGGCCCGAAGGCCTGCACGACCACGAGGTGGATGTTCATGAGTGTTCCTTCAGCCGAGGAGGGAGCTGGTGGTGGTGCCATTTGGCGTGATCAGGGTGCTGCCGAAGATCATCGCCGGCAGCGTGGTGGTTGTGGTGGTGGCGTATTCGACAGTGAGCAGCAGATCGCGGCGGTAGAGGTTGGCGTTCTGGCTTTGGTCGAAGATCTGGGTGCCGGAGCCGCGCAGGCGGGCGGCGGTGCCGTCTGGCAGGGTGATGAAGGTTTGGGCGCTGAGGCCTGCGTCGATCAGTGAGGCCGTCTGGTCTCGCGTGGCGGGGCTCGGGCACCAAAGACTGAGGCGAATGCCCTGTTGCTGTCTGCGGGTTTCCGTTTGGGTGGATTGGTCGGCAGTGACGCGGGCGATCAGCAGGCGGGCACCTGGGACGGTGATGGTGGCGCCGTTGACGAGGGCGATGCGGGTGGTGCGCAGGTAGCTGGCGAGGATGGCGGCGACGAGTTCGGGGGTGTCGCCGGCCTCGGTGCGGTGCACGACGGCGGTGCTGTCGGCCAGCAGACCCGCGAGTTGGCCGGGGGTGGCGATGCCGGCGAAGGTTGCGGTGTTGGCGAGGGTTGCGGCCGTGAGCGTGGGCGTTATCGGCGCGCTGGCGGTTGGTGGGTCGATGTAGCGGGTGGTGTTGCGGTGTTGGGCGGGGTTGGCTGATAGCGAGATATTGATGACGCCAGCAGCGAGATCGGCGTTCAGCGCTGTGGGGTTGGGCCAGCCTCGGTAGATGCGGACAAGCGGGCCGAGAGCGGAGGGGGTGTTGGTGCCTTGCGGGTAGATTTGGGCGGTGATGAGGGTGGCGAGGGTGGATTCGACGTCGGATTCGTCGGCCATGGGGCGGGGCCTATTGGTGGGGGCTCGGAGTGGCGGATTGCATCCGCCCTACGTGCTGGTTTGGCGAGCGGTGAGGCGGGTGCCGAGGTCGGTGGTTTCGATCATCGAGATGATTCCGCGACGGCCCTGGTCGTCGGTGATCTGGTCATTGGTTGAAAGTCGCAGGTACAGACTGGGGGGGAGCAGGACCTGCCAGGTGCCGGGGTTCACTTCGGCTTCGATGTTGGCGAGGCCGGAGCCGGGACCATCGGCGGTGACGATGCTGGCGGGCCAGCCTTGGGCGAGGATGGTGTCATCCGCTGTGACGGTGCCGCCATAGAGGTTGAGGCCGGCAGCAGCGGGCTGGGCTGGGCGCAGCAGGGTGACGATGCGCCCAGCCCTGACACATTGCACCGGCAGCATGGGCTGTTGTGCCGCGATATAGAACAGGGCGCCATCGTTGTGACGACGCAGGATGTCGCCGGGCTGGGTGTAGGCGGCGTCGAAGATGCCTTCCCAGAGCGGGTCCTGCTCGGGGACCGGGCGTTTGGTGCGCCCGCCGATCGGCAGGAAGGCGGCGTTGAGGCACAGGATGCGAAATTCGCGCGACAAGGGGTTGAGCCGGCCTTGTGGGCGGATGAGGTCGCAAGGTGTGCCTATGTGGAGGGCGGCGCGACCGTTGCCTTTGCTGATGCGGTCTTGCAGATGGGGGGCGTCCATCAGACCACCAGCCTGACGCCGCCGTCACCGAGCCACGGGCCCGGGGGAACACCGAGGAAGCCGCAGAGACGACGGCGCCAATCGTCGAACAGCCTGGTGCGGTCAGCGACTTCGCGGGCGTTGCGGACCCAGACGGCGGCGGTGTCGGTATCCAGCGTGGCGGAGGCGTCGGTGATGGCGCGTTCCAGGCCAGACAGGGTTTGCAGGTAGGTTCGCGTCACCGATTCTTCTGGGCCGGACAGGCGTTGCAGGCGGTATTCGAGCATTCCGTAGGCCTGGTAGAAGCGCCAGTTGCTGAAGCCGCCGTTGCCGAGACCGTAGGCGGGGTAGCCGGCGTGGCGGCGGATGTCGGTGAGTTCGCTGTCTATGAATGCCATTTTGCCGTGCCTTTCGCGCCAGGGGCCGCATGACGCGGCCCCTGGGTTGCCACGCCGCCGGGTGGCGGCTCGCAATGACGGGTTCGTTTGGAGGCGGGCTTAGCCGAGGTGTTCGATCATCACGGCGCGTTTGAAGTTGGCGTTGGTGGCCGTGGGCACCGTGGTGGGGTTGGTGGTGGTGTCGGACGGGGCGCAGAAGCCGCCGATCCAGTACCAGCTCTGGGCGATGATCTGCTGCAGGCGATCGATGGGCTCGCGGGTGACCATGGCGACGCCGTCGACAACCGAGATGATGCTGTCGGCGGGGGCGACGTCGGCTTCCGCCATGCCGGCGAAGTCGCCTTCGATCAGCGCCCCCTGCCCTACCACGATCGGGCGACGGATCAGCGCGCCGGACAGTGTTGGGTGGGTCTGGACGTAGGCCTCGGTGGTGGGGATGAAGCGCAGGCCGAGGAAGTCGTTGACCATGCCGCGTTTGAACACCTGGTTGGCCGAGGTGGCACCGGTGAACAACTGGCGGAAGGCGGAGTCGGAGAACAGCTGGCGGGCGCTGACGGGATCGAGATAGCAGTTGTAGGCGCCGTCGATCTCAGGCACCGCGTTGAGGCGGAGCTGGGCGACGGCGTTGAGCAGGGTGCTCATGTCCAGGACATCGACGCTGGTGATGCCTGTCGTGGTGGTGCGGTTGTTGGGGCGCATGATCGAGCTGGCAGTGGCCGCGGTGACGGCATTGCCGATGGTGCCGTCGGCGATGCTCACCGAAGAGCTGAAGGTGAGCACGCCGGAGATGCCGTTCGGCGCTGAGGAGCTGTTGCTGGCGTCGGGCGCAGCCGAGATCGCCGTGTAGGAGTTGGAGCCGACGGCTACGGTGAGGCTAGCGGAGCCGCCGACCGGAGTCTGGACGCCGTTGACGAAGGCGTACTGGAAGCCGCGGATATCGTCGACCGCAAGCGCTGGGCCGGCGGATGACAGCGTGACCCGCACACGGGTGTTGCCGCCGAAATACGGGTTGAACAGGGCGTTGCGGGCGAGTTCGTCGAGCGAGCGTGCCGCCTGTTCGCCGTTGATGGCGGCGTTGAGCAGGAACTGGCTGGCAATGCCGACGCGGGAGGTGACCATGTTGAGGTCAGTCGTTGCGGCGTAGTGGTTGAGGGTGATGGTGTACTGCTCGACCCCGAAGGTGGACGAGGTGAGGCCGTTGTCGAGGTTGGTGTTGGTGGCGGGGGCGAGCGGGGTGGTCATTGACGGCTTCAGGCCGGCGCGGGTTTTCGTCAGGGTTTCGCCGATGCCGACGGCGAATTCCTGGCGGTCGGCGCACATGCGGTAGCCGAGGCGGCTGGTGAGGGCTGCTTCGAATTCACGCTCGAGGAAGCCCTGCTGGATGATCGGGAGGAGAGCTGCGGGGAAGTTCTGGATGCCCATCGGTGGGGTACTTTCTTAGGTGTGTTTTTGTGGGGATTGGGAGTGGCGGATTGCATCCGCCCTACGGTGTCAACGGCGCTTTAGAAGTTCGGCCCGCGCGGCCTGCCATTCTGGGTGCGTCATGGTTTTGGCGCTTTTAGCAACCGGTGGAGTGGTGGGGGGCGCTGCTGCCGTGGTGGAGGAGTTGGCTGCGTGGAACAGCCAGGGTTTGTTGCGGCGCAGTTCCATCATCAGGTGTTCGGCGTTCTCGAGCTGGCCGGTGGGCGAGAGCTTGATGGCGGCGGGGTCGATGAGTTTCAGACCGTCGAGATCGACGATGCCAGCGCCGAGGGCGTGGGATTTGAGTTCGGCTTGCACCAGGCGGCGTTCGAGATCGGCGATGCGGGGATCTTCCGGAGGGGCGGGCGAGGGTTGGTCGGTCATGCGGTCTCCGTTTGGATGCGGGCGCGTTCTGCGGGGATGTCCTGGACGCCGTAGACATCGGCGATGCTTCGCAAAGCTGTTTCCGGAGAAAGCAGCTTTGCGGAGGTGAGGGTGGCCAGCGTCTGCGCGTCGGCAGTGCGGTCTTGCGCGTCGGGCGCATACCAGCGGGGCCATTTGAGGCGCAGGCGGGCGGATGGGTTGAGCTTGGGGATCGGCTCGCCGTGGGTGGTGAGGCGATAGATGTGGCTGGCGCGCAGGATCATGCGGGCGATCTGCAGGATGGCGGTGCCGTAGCTGACGCGTAGGTTGTCCGCGAGGAAGATCAGGCCCTGGTTCATCATTTCCAGCGCGCGGCCGGATTGGGCGGTGGTGAGGCGGTCTGCACTGGCGCGGTTGCCGTGCACGCCTTCGAGTGCCATTTCACGCAGGGTTCTGACGTAGTCGATGACCGCTGCGGCGGCGGTGCCGTTGATTTCGAGCAGGCGGGCATCGCCTTTTTCGGTAACGACGAGGGCGTTGCCGCCGCCGCGGATGAGTTCTCGGGCGTCTCCGGCGGGTTCGCGGATCAGCAGGGTGGGATCGGAGCTGTATTTCAGTCCGCGGCCGGCCTGGCTGAGTTGGTAGTCTATTTCAATAGATGTCTCGATCGCCGGGCGAAAGGTACAGGCGCCGTCGATGCCGTCGGCACCGTCGGGGCCGCCGGGAAGGTTGCGGATCCAGACGACGGGGACGAAGCCGAGGTTGTGGGCGGTGCTGCGGGTTGGGTCGATTTCGGGCGGGGCAGCACTGTGGGCGGGCCACGGGGTGAACCAGGTTTCCTGCGTGCTGTCCCAGCTTCGCATGAACCAGTATTGCGATTGGGGATCAGCGATCTCGTAGCCGAGGTTGGCGAGGATGGCGCCTGGTACTTTGTATTTCTCAACGACATTGAGGAGCGTGTCTGGCGCCTGCGGGTTCCAGGTGGGGGTGAGGTAGACGCTCTCCAACACCTTGAGGAAGACGCGGCTGTTGAGGACGCGGACGAGGATGGCGACTGAGCCGATTGAGCCACGCAGCGCTGCTTCCTGCATGATGGCGTTGAGGTTTGTTTCGGTGGCGATGTCGGCAAGGGTTGAGCGCAGGGCGGCATCGTCTGTGTCGATGGTGGGGAAATGAGCCTCGCTGAAGACCAGGCTGATGCTGTCGTCCACCACGATGCGGGCCAACGGGTAGCGGACCGAGGGGCGGCGCTGGCGGAGTGGGATGTATCCGCCCGACGAGGTGCGCTCGTCCTGGAATTCGTAGGGGAGAGCGTCGTAGATTGTGCCGTCGTGAACACGTTTGTAGAGCGTCAGGCGCGCGGTGCGGAGGGGGTAGTCGGGGTCTGCGGGGAGCAGGGATGCGAGAGTGTCTAGCATGGAGGGGGTGCTCGCCTTTGGTTGGGGCGGGGGGCGTTAACGGCCCAGCAAGGAAAGGTTGATACGACGGGGTTGGGTGCTGGCGGTGGCCGCGAGGGAGAAGGCGCGGCTGAGGGCGTCGACCTGATCGTCTTTGCGTCCCTGGGGGAAATCGCGAAGTTCGTCGAGGAAGGCGCGGTTCCAGGGGGCTCGCAGGAGGGAGACGAGGCCGGCGTCAACAGCGGCGGCGGCCGGGGTGGCGCGGGTGAGTTTGCTGCCGCTTTCGGGGCTGGCGTGGACACGGTGGCCGGCGAGGCGTTCGGTGAGCCAGACGATTTGTTGTTTGCCGGCCTGGCCGGGATCTTGCGGAAGGCCGATGAGGACCCCTGCCCCGTCTTGGTTCGCGGTCGCGGTGATGATGCGGGCGACTTCGGTGGGGCCGCTGCGGTGGCGGATGATGTCGGTGACGACGTATTTTCCGTCGGTGGTGACGGCGAGTTTGAGGCCGACGGTCCAGTCTGGGTCTCGGCCTTCGGTGGGCAGCGTTGCTGCCAGATCCCAGGCGCGGATTTCGCGCTGGATGGGCGGTGGGGTTTCGAGGATTGGGATTCTTGTGGTGGTGAAGAGGGCGTCGGTGTCTGGGTTGGGGTTTTGCTGGAACAGCGATTGCCAGACGCGTGCGCCCATGGTGCGGCGTTTGCGGTCCAGTGCTGCTTCGTCTTCCCATTCTGGCCAGAGCGCTTCGCCAGGGGCGCGGTTGAGTGGGTCGCAGGCTTCGGCGATGGCTGGGAGTTTGACGAGGTTCCAGCTGGGGTCTGTGTCCAGCAGACGGCCACCGAGGTCGTCCTGGTGCCAGCGGGTCATGATCAGGACAATGCGGCCGCCGGGCTTGAGGCGGGTGGCGAGATCGGAACGATACCAGTTCCAAATGGATTCTCGGGCTGTGGCGCTGTCGGCCTCGGCGTGGGATTTTATCGGGTCGTCGATGAGGACGAGGTCGGCCCTTCGGCCGGTGATCGGGCCGCGAAGGCCGGCGGCGAAGTAGTCGCCTTGGGTGGTGGTGCGCCAGCGGGCGGCGGCTCGGTCGTCCTTCGCCAGGGCGTAGCCGAGGGTTTCGCTGTGTTCCTGCACGAGGCCGCGGACGCGTTTGGCGAAGTGGTCGGCGAGGTCGGCGGTATGGCAGGCGGAAATGATGGAACTGCGCGGGTGGCGGGTGAACCACCAGGCGGGGAAGAGCACGGAGGCGTAGGTGGATTTGGCGTGGCCGGGGGGAAGCAGGAGCATCAGGCGGTCGATGCGGCCTTCGGCGACGTCGTTCAGGTGTTCGAGGATGAACTCATGGTGGCGGGCGGGCGTTTGGCCCCAGGGGGCGAGGGCGTGCTTGGACCATTCGAGGAGGGAGAGCTTGGCGGGGGGCGGCCGCGGCGGGGCGAAGGCCAGCGCGGGCTGGGTCGCTCGTGTGGCCATATGGGTCCTTGGAGGGGATGGAAGATGGGGGGCGCTGTGTGCGCCACGCCTCGATCATGCCGCTTTTATACGTTTTTTCTGGGGTGGCTGGGAAGGGAAAATATTCCATTGTGGGTTATTTTTCCTTTTGCGGCGAGAGTCAGGGGTCACTGATCGGGAAAGTGAAATGGACCGGATTGGTACGATTTTCCAATGACGGCGTTGGGCAGAGCGCTGTGTGCTTTGAGAAGCGTTTTGTTATCAGTTGGTTGGCGGACGTGTTGCATGTGTCGTTGTGATTGGCATGTAGTTGCTTCAGGCAAATGTGGCAGCAACAAGGCATGGCGCTGGGGGATTGGGGGTTGATCTTGCGCGCCTCCCTTGGCTGTATAGCGCCCTACGCATTGCTGTTTGCTGTCCCGGGTCCTGGGTTTTTGGGTTTGGACTTACGGCGACAGCGTCCGCCTTGCCTGGCTTGCTTTCGTGACTGGGGGGTATCGAACCCAGCGTGTGCGGCGGCCTTGGCAGAGACGAGAATGGAGCATTGATGATCGTTCGTGCCAAACGGGTGCTGCCTGGCATGGCCCTGTCGCTGCTGTTGAGCGCTCCGGCGTTTGCGGCGACTTCGGTTGACCAGGCGAGCCCTTCGCATAAGACAAGTGATACACGGGCGCATACCGCGCGGCCCGTGGTGAAGACGGTGGCAGAGAAGCCGCATACTCAGCCTACCCATGCTGCTGCCCGGACGCACACGGTTGCCCGGGGTAAAGGACGCGAGGTTTCGCCGGTGGCGGGCTCGAACGGGCGGATTATTCGCCGGGCGGCCTACGTGAGGCACACGGATGCCAGCTTGATCGACGACGGCACGCTGTGGCGTGAGCACGGCAGTGCTGCGACATGGCAGCAGACTGGTGTTGCTTCGTGGTACGGCGGGCGGAAGTGGCAGGGCAACCGGACGACGTCTGGCGTGCGCTATGACGAGCATGCTCTGACGGCGGCCCATGCGACCCTGCCGATCGGCACGCGGGTGCTTGTGGTGCGCCAGGATGGTCGGGGGTCGGTGATTGTTACAATCAACGACCGGCCGGGGACTCGGACGCGGATCATCGATCTTTCGCAGGCGGCCGCGAAGGAGTTGGGGATTTTGAATTCCGGCGTTGCGATGGTGACGTTGCAGCCGATGTAGGTTTGGCTGGATTGGACGGGTTGGACGGGCGCTGGGGGGAACCTCAGCGCCCGTTTTTCATTTCAGGCGTTTTTGTTGAGGGCGGCGACGATGAGGTCGATGCCCTGGGCGTGCCAGCGCTGGATGGCCTTGTGGTCGGCGCCGAGCAGGGTAGCGAGCCGGCGCCAGGGGAACAGGTGGCGTTCGGTGATTGGGCTGATCAGGGCACGAGCGCCGACGATGCGGCGGAGCACGTAGCGGTCGATGGTGATGCGTGGAATCCAGTCCAGCGCCTCGTCCATACGGGTGATGTCGGCGGAGCTGGGGATGGGGGGGCGTAGGCGGGCGTCCATTTTGGACCAACCATAGGCCTCGATGGCGGTCTGCACGATGTCGTGGCGGGTAACACGCAGGTTGGTAGTTGGGCCGGTGTTGGGGAGTGCCAGCAGGGTGCGGCCGGCTTCTTCGAGGCGGTAGAGGACGTATTCGGCGTCTGGGCGAGGTGCTGCGGTTGCTCCAGTCGCGCCGTTAATAGTCTTTTTACTGTGCGCCGTTAGGCTGCCGTGGCCGCTGGCTTCGCCTGCGGAGCATGGCGCAGTTGGGGTTGCGCCATTGCGAATGGTGCGGCGGGCGGAAGTGGAAAGGTAAGCGGGACGGATCGAGGGGGGCATGAGTGATTTCCTGACACGATTGGGCGGCG